CAGCAGGGGCGCGTAACTCAGCGGGAGAGTGCTACCTTCACACGGTAGAAGTCGTGGGTTCGAAACCCTCCGCGCCCACCATAAGAAGTAAGTAATACCGGGGCTCACAAGGCCCCGGTATTTTTAATGGAAAAGTGTATTTTGGGGCCTGCCCATAAATTTGCCCACAAAGAGAGCAAAAATAAACCTATCTATGGGCAGTTAAAACCTAATGCTATTTAACTTGTTCTTCTTTTTTGCGATAAATATTTGTGGGCTGTCCTAAGAGAGCGGGAACGATATTATCTAAGTCGAAAATATCATTAGCCTTGTGGGCGACCTCCCGTAATGCCTCCGCATCCGGGCCGTCATAATCTAAGGTCATGGTTTTAGAAGCGTGGCCAGCATTGTTCGAAACGGTTCCCACGTCGACGCCCGCTTTTAATAACTGTGTAATATTGGTATGCCGCAAACCATTTTCTTTACGACAACTACGGAGCTACGTCCAATTACCGGATACTGAAAGGCTTGCAGGACAGGAAGACGCTGGCGACTTACAAAGTGGAGTACCCGGACGGTACCGCCCACCAGTTTGACGCTTATGTGAACGTTAAAATGGACGCGGCAGCAAATGCGGCTTTGACCTTTACAGCCAGCTTCAATCTGCAAAGCGACATTACGGTAACCAATCCAGTATAATATATTATCCCCCGCTTTTTAGAATTAAATAAAAATTTTCAGTAATATGGTAAAATGAGGAAAAAATTAAAGGAGGATTTTATCATGAAAAGGTTGTCATTTCTTATTGCGGGGGCTTTGTTGGTAACTGTTCTGTTTATTCCAACGGTTGTTTTAGCTGAAAGTCAAGCTAATATCAGTGTGATCTTTGACCGGGCAAAGATCACAGTAAACGGCCAACCAGTAAAAGCCCCGACAATTCTTCACGACGGTACTACCTATGTTCCTTTGCGGGCTATTGGAGAAATGTTGGGTAAGGAAATAGTTTGGGATGCAAATACTAACATAGCAAACATAATTGACAAAGGAGTTCAGAACGGCATCCAAGAAACGTCTACAGTACCGGCACCAACACCAAGTAATTATGAGTATACCGTTAAAGATAGTAACGGCAAGGCTCTATACAGCTTCAAGATTAATAAGATAACTGCCATGAGTGAGCGTAATGAATATTCAGAAAAAACTCCGGCGCAAGTAATTTTGATTGATTATACTTATACCAATATATCTAATCCCGAAGCAGTATATTTATTTGATGGTTACTTTAAAATAATTGATTCTAAGGGCAAAATAGGGTATAGCTATCCTAATTCAATAGTAAATTATCCGCAAGAGATACCAGTAGGGGTAACCTGTGACGCACAAATGATTTTTGGTCTGGATAATGTGAGTGACATTGTTACGTTAAATTTCCATCAAGATATGTTTGGGAACATAACTACTTCATTTAAAATAGCAGTTGATAAATAAAAACAAGGGCAAAAACTTATAAGAGCCTTCGGGCTCTTTTTTCTATGGATAAAAGGAGGTCGTATTGATGAAATACAGAGAATTCAAAGTCGTAACCTAGGAATACAAGTTGCGCCTGGGCGCCAACGAGATTATCAATCTAGAAAGAAAGCTAAATGATAATCCTTTAAACGTTAATGAAAATTGAGAACGATGGTCTGCCGAAATCCTGCTGCATATCCTGCACGCCTCCCTGCAGCGGTTTCACCACGGTATAGCTAGGAGGATGTAGGCGATATCTATGATAGCTATGTTGAGGCAAGGGGGCCTTTACCGACCTGCTGACTGAACTGTGGGGGTATTCAAGGTAAGCGATTTTTCCAAAGAACCTCCCAAAAGGGGGAAGAAAGCGGCAAACGCATAACAACCCTGACTGTTGGTCGGCCACTTCTTGCTCATAATTAAAGGAATGCCCTCATCAGTTACGTTTTCTAAAATTTTGGTAATATCTTTGTTACTTCTCAATGTCTTTTATATTCAGATCCTTAGAAAAATCATCGCTGGCGATATGCTTTATTTCATGCTGCAGAGTTTGCCGATTGGATTCATAAGTCAAGCGGGCATTGATATATATGTTATAGTCTCCGGATTCATCCTGAACGGTTAAGCCCTTTACGGTAGACGGTAAAGATATGTAGCGAAGAAAAATATTGTCCATTATTCTCTCTCCCACAAACCTAGTAAATAAATATTATTTATTTAACCCTGCGTAGGTGAGCAGTTTCAAGCTGTAAGACATCGACCTTGGCTTCAACCCGTTCCAGGGTGCTAACTATTCGTTCGTTTACATCGTTCTGTACTTCCCGGGCATCAAATAAGGATCTGACTTTTTCGGTCAGCTCGTTTTCCATGCGTACCTGGCTGGCATCAATTTTATCAACCTTTGATTCCATGTTACCCATTCTAGAGTCCATGCCATCCAAGCGGATCTCCATATTTGCCATTTTGGAGTCCATGCCATCCAAGCGGGTCTCCATATTTCCTATTTTGGAGTCCATGCCATCTAAGTGGCCCTCAACATTTCCCAGGCGATTATCCATTTTTTCAAGCAGTGTTAAAAGCTTTTCTTCGTTATCCATTCTCCCTCTCTCCCTTCTTCTTTAAGGCCTCTATAATGGTTATGGCGGTCTCTATATCTTCCTTGGTAGCTTTACGCCCAACCTGGAATAAAGTCTTCATCTCAGGGCGTTTATGAAGCTCATCAAGGTATTCAAGGGCATCGTTGTCGTTGACATGCTGGTGGACATCGTCCTTAGGGCTGGGGTCATCGGTGCGGTCCAGAAGATAGTCTGTAGAAACGTCAAAGAAGTCTGCTATTTTTGACAGTATTTCATAATCTGGTTGACGGCTGCCCAATTCATAATTACTGATTTGGCCTCTTGATAGATTAAGAATCCTGGCAAGTTCATATTGGCTTAATCCCTTATTGGTACGTAACTTCACTAACCGTTCTTTTAACACCTTAACGACCCCCTCTCAATTTATTATAAGCGTCGCCTTTCATTATTTGCAACAAAAAGTTGCGGAAATAGTTTACAAGAAGCCTGCTGTTGCTATACACTATAGTTAAATAGCAACATAAAGTTGCTGAGAGGTGAAATAATGGCAAGGGATAAATTAAAATGTCTTTGCGGAACAAACTTACAAGACGAAATTGCTAGAGACCTAGGCTTTACTCGACATGCTATTGAGCCTGGAGAAGAAAACCTTCGCTTTAGCTGGCAAATAAGATCACCGTATTTTACGGACTTCTATTAGAGATATTTTTTGATGAAAATGGCAACAAAATGAAGCTGCAATCCGCGCCATAAAGAGCAGAAGAAATATGTGTAATTGTTGAAATACAGCTGACAGCTACAGGCAGATTATAGCTCAAGAGAGATTGAGGCAAGTCCCGGTAAACCAATAGAGAGAGACGGGCGCGAGTAGCAAGTTAGACTATTTCACCTTCATGCTGACAGTAACCAGACTAAAGAATATCAGCTTAAGAAGAAGCTGTTGTTCAGGAAATATCCGGGGATTTGGTTTACGGAGGTGGTTTGAATGCCGGGGTGATGATCACAAAAAAACCACAGCGGATAGCCTGCCGCTGGTTCTACTGCCAGAAACTGAGCCGGCGAGAGGAATGAGGAATATAGAGAAGCTGGGATGTGCGGATTCAGGCAAGCAGTGCCAGAATTGAAACCTAGTTTATAGATATCTGCAATTCTATGGGAGCAGGAGAACGAATAACGAACAGGGGAGGGGCGATAGAGATGATGTTTCCGTCCGGGCTGGCAGCCAGCAAAGAACAAAAAAAGCCGATAGAAATAAAGTGCCCATTTTGCGGAGAGACCGTAATATATTATGAGGATATGGATTTCTATAAGTGCCCCAACTGCAGCTGCGAAATTTGGCCTCAAGAGAGGGATACGAGTCCTTACGCTGGCATGTGGGAAGCGTACCGGGAGTGTATTTATATGCCGATTAATTCCGGCGGCGGTGGGCGGAAGGTGAGGACACGGAAGAATAAAGTGGGACCGCGGCTCATAAGTGGAAGGTATTTACTCTCTTGACAACCTGGTAAAAGATGCTAAGATCAAAATAGCTACCCGCAACTATGTTGCGGGTAGCTATTTTTTTGGTGCGCCCCGCATGGGCGCAGTCTAACGGGTGAAAGTCCCGAACACGCCCGATAGCGGGAAGAATATAAACATAATGTTAATAGCCCCTTCGGGGGCTTTTCTTTTGCCCACAAGGAGGTGACCAGAGTGGCTAAATTAACCGCACCATTGCCTTTCATACTAATATAAAGAATGAAAAACTAACAATAGCACCGTTAATGGTGTATTTTTTTATACCTAAAAGAGCCTTCGGGCTCTTCTCTTTTTTGCGGGGTTTATTTTACAGGCATATATGCTGGCTCAAGGAGGGATATCATATGGCCCGAATTCCTGCTGATATTTGGCGGTTTTGCATGGAGCAGATCAAACTGTATCCTTTGCGGTATGAACATTATGAAGAAGAGAAAGCACGGATAGAAAAATCGTTGCTTCGCGTTGGTAGCAGTTTCGGCGTAGAAACTTCAAGCGGATTACCGGTTAAGGAACATATTGAACATTCCTCTATGCAGTGGCTGGAAAGAAATATCATGAAAATGAATGACGTTATCCGAGGCCTGGAGCCGGAAGAAAAGGCGGTTTTAGAATCAATATGGGAGCTTGGATGGCGCGACAACCAACTTCTTTCCGAAAAGCTTGGTTTTTCTGTGCGGACTGTTGCCAATCATAAACATACGCTGGTGAAAAGAGTGGCTGTTCGTTGGGGGATGTTATGAGTTCTCTTGCATTATTGTTGCATTTTTTTTAAGGGAAGAGATGCTAGAATAATAAAAGAACATATGTTCTACTATGAAATTGAAAGGGGGGTCAAAAGTGGGCTCAATCACTTCTGAATTAATTTCTAGGATGAGGGTGGCAAGATGAGCTTTGAGACAGATTTACAGGCGAGATTAAGTGGGGATGAAGCAATTTTTGCTTTAGTAGACCATAGGATATTTCCTGCGGTTGCACCCCCGGAAACCATCAGACCGTACTGCGTTTATCTATTGATAAATAAGGTACAGATCTACAGTCATTCTGGCTGTAGTGCGTTATCGCAGTTTGATGTTCAGATATCCTGTTATGGAGATAGCTATGAACTGGCTAAACAGGTGGCGGTTGCGGTATCGCAGGCTTTGGAATCATGGGCAGGGTCTGAAAAAATTCAATCGGCGTTTCAGATCAAGGAACAGGACCTCTACGAGAAAGAAACGCAGTCCTATCAGGTACAAGTTGTATTTTCAATTATTTATAACGAGATATAAGGAGGAATTATTATGGCACAGTCAGCATTTGGAACTACTTTGAAGAAGGGCACTACTCCGATTGCGGAACTTACGAAAATCAGCGGGCCAGCTATGGTGGCTGATACGATCGACGTTACTTCTCATACCAGCACTGATGGTTATCGGGAATTTGTGCAAGGTCTGAAAGACGGTGGAGAAGTTTCGTTGGAAGGCCATTTTAGCAATGAAATCGGACAGCAGGCATTATATACGGACTTCAATGCAGGTATCAACAATTCATATGTGATTACTTTCCCGGGTACTCCGGCTGTTACCTGGACTTTTGAAGCGATTGTCTCTGCTCTGAGCACAGATGCTCCTTTTGATGGAGTCCTGTCTTTTACAGCTACGTTAAAAGTTACCGGTAAGCCAGTACTTGCTTCGGTCTAAGGAGGTTTTTTTATGAATAAAGCTGCTCCTACAGTAATAATACCTTTGGACAAGGAACGAACATTTAAACTGGACTTCAAAGCTTTTATGGCTTTTGAAAAGATAAGCGGCAAAAATGTGCTGGCGGCTAGTGTTTGGCAGGATATGAAGGCTTCGGATATCGTTACCCTGCTCTGGGCTGGACTATTGCACGAAGAGCCTGCTTTGACTCCAGAGCAGGTTGCGGAGCTCATTCATCCTGGCAATTTTCAAGAGGTCGTAAATGCTATACAGCAGGTGTTTCAACTGAGTATGCCGGACAGCGGGGGAAATAATGATGAAAGCCCTTTAGCAACCAACCGCCCACTTGGTTAGATTTATGGGCTGTGGGGCGGTATGATTTACGATTGAGCGAACCAGAATTTTGGGCTCTTACCCCGGCGCAGTTTTTAGCGCTTTTGGAAAGGAATCACTTGCAGGAGGAGCGTTCTTTGTACGGTGCCGCAATGGTCTGCAGCACTATAGCGAATGCCAATCGTGATCCTAGAAAACGGATTAAGCCATATAGCCCGCTTGATTTTCTTCCTGCTAAGAAAGATAAAGGTGTGCAAACGCTGGAGGAGCAGCTTGAAACGGTGGCAGCAATAAATGCCGCCCTAGGAGGAAGTGACGAAAGGTGGTGACAGGATGAGCGCGGATCAGCTTACGATAGTATTGGAAATTGACTCACGTAAATTTCAGAATGGCCTCAATAAAGCAATGGCTACATTGCAGAATGTACAACGGGATTTCATTAAGATTGCCAAAAATATGGCGATTGGTTTCCAGGGAGAAATCGAAAAGTCCGTATCTGCGATGGAGGAGGCCTGTACAACTTATACTCAACTAGGGGAGAAAATGACCAAAGCTCTCACTTTGCCTTCTGGTTCTTCAGATGGAGGCTTGGAAGACAAAGGGGCGGCTATTGATACAGTACAGGGAAAATTTGCTTCTTTAAGCTCTTCATTAAACGAGACCGGAATAGCTCTTGCCGGGATTGGCGGACTTTTAGGCGTGCTGGAGCCAATCGGTGAACAATTCAATATTGAAGGATTAGCTGGTATGGGCAGTACCTTGATTGGCATGGGGGAAACACTGGCCCTGGTTTCTGAAGGGGTTTCCGGTTTGGGAACGGCTTTCACGATTCTCAGTGGGCCGGTGGGGCTTATTATCGCAGCTGTGGCTGTTTTAGCTTTAGCTATTTATGAGCTGTGGAATAATAATGAGGTTTTCCGAGAAGGCGTATTAACTGCTTGGGCCAGCATCCAAGCTTCTATTCAATTGGCAATCACTAACATTACTGCATTTTGGCAGCAATGGGGCCCTATGATTATAGGAATAATAACCCCGATCTGGGAAGGTATCAAAACGATAATTTCTACTGCTATCCAAGTAATCATGGGCATTCTTTCTCTGTTGCTTAATGTAATGACTGGAAACTGGGAAGGCGCCAAAGAGAGTGTTTTGGGTATTGTCCAAGCTCTTCATGATGGAGTTTCTGGTATTGTCCAATCGCTGGTTGATTTCCTGGGAGGCCTGTGGATCTTAATTAGCGAGGCGGCCAGTGCTGCTTGGAATGGTATCAAAGACGCAGCCCTAATTGCTTGGGACAATCTCAAAAAGGATACAACAACCAAGTTAACTGAACTGGAAACCTTTTTAACCATTACCTGGAATAGAATTATCACCTGGGCAACCACTAAATGGACTGAATTCAAGGATTCTTTCCTGAATATATGGGCGGCGGTTGTAAGCGGAGTTAAAGGCTATGTAAATGGAATCATCGGCATGATAAACAGGCTTATTGATGCCTTTAACAGCATACAGGTGGAAATACCGGATTGGATACCGGGACCTTTTGCGGGACAGAAGTTTGGCATTAACCTGCCGCATGTTCCGCAACTGGCAGAAGGAGGTATCGTTACCCGGGCTACTCTGGCCTTGATTGGTGAAACCGGTCCTGAAGCCGTTATACCTCTGAATGACATTTTCACGGGGTATGGAGGAAGTGTTACATTCAATATCAGTGGCCCGGATCCTGAAGAAGTAGTGAATCTCATACAGAGGAAACTGCTCAGAGTGGGGGTTAGAGAGTTATGATGGACATTAATTTCACCATAGCAGGCTTTGATCGTACGGGAGATGTCAGCGTTGACTGGTCCATCGAACAGGTATTGACTCATGAAGAAGACGCTTGTTCATTGTTGATCATCTCCGGGGAGAAGCCGGCAGCGGGCGAAGAACTTGTTATCACTTATGGTACGGATAAGCTTTTTGCGGGCATTATTGATACGGTGAAAGAAGATTATAAAACCGGTAAGATTACTTTTTATAAATGTTCAGCCAGGGATTACTCCTATTTGATTGATAAACGGCTGGTGGTGGAAACGTACCAGAACCAGAGTGCAGATAGTATTTTTGGAGATATTGCCGCCAAGTATGCATGGGGCTTTTCTACCAGCCATGTGGAACCTGGAGCACCGCACGTAGAAAGAATATCCTTTAACTATAAGCGGCCGTCGGATTGTTTTAAAGAGTTGTGTGAATACGTAGGCTGGGACTGGTTTGTGGATTACAATAAGGATCTGCATTTTTTCAACCCGGCTAAATTAGCGGAACAAGCTCCGATAGTCGTTGATAATGGATCGAAAGTTAGAAAAATAAAACACAATATTGATACCGCTACACTTCGTAACAGGGTATATGTCCTTGGCAGTACGATGCTGTCTGATCCGCAGACGGTGCAATGGAAAGCGGATGGCGTAGCCAGAATATGGACTCTACCCTGGAATCCACATGAAATGAGCCTGACCGTAGGAGAAGTCACCAAGACGGTAGGCGTTGAAAATGTCCATGAAGAAACTGACTATGACTACTTTTTGAATTCCAAAGAAAAATACCTTCGCTGTTCCGAACAGACGACGACTCCTGTTGAAGGTACAACCATGAGCCTGATCGCTAAGCAGGACATTGATGTGATAACGATGGTGGAAGACCTGGAATCACAGGCTGCTATAGCGCTGGTACAGGGAGGAGATGGAGTATATGAGCACTCCATCGTAGATGATTCACTGACTACGATAGAAGCGGCAGAGGCTGCAGGAATGGCGGATCTGCGCCAACATGCCAATCCCCGGGTAAAAGGCAGTTTTGAGACAGAGGTTTCGGGCTGGCAGCCGGGACAATTGGTTGACATCCGTATTCCTGATAAAAACCTATATGGAACTTATCTGGTGCAAAAGGTAACTATTTCTCCGGTGACCTCGGATATGTTGTCGTATAAGGTGGAGTACGGCGGGCGACTGTTGGGGATAGCGGATTTTTTGAAAGCCTTAGTCAGCTCGCAGCAGAATAAGAAAATGAGTGAGACGACTATACTGCATAAATTTGCGTATGGTACTGATGAAGCGTTAGCAAGGGATGAACTGGAAGCCAATCTGAGGACGCCGCCATGGGAAGTGGAGGGGAGCCGGGAATTTAAGATGGATGGAAGCCAATACGAATTTACTACCATTGGTTCCCTGCTTTCTTTATCTTACCCCGGATTCTGGTCTAACCCGGAATATCAAACCAGCATGGATAGTCTAAGCTGGACGGATTGGAAGACAATATCAGACATTGAGGCAATTCAAATCCCTTACCCGGGATATGTCCGCCTCAGGACAGGCGGGCAAACCCAAATCTATAATTGGAAAAAACCGCTTGCGGAAACAGACGCCGTATGTGGCTTTGTGTTTGTGGGGTGATTTTATGCAGACAAATATTGAAAAAATGCAGGTAAAAGGGGAGTGGTTGTTCTTCCTTGACCGGCAACTCGTTTATCAAGGTGACAACCTTATTACTCAGGCGGGGCTGAACTTCTTGGCTGGAATTTTAGCTGGGAATAATGCCGATGTGCCGATCCACCTGGCACTAGGAACAGGCACGGGCGCACCAGCTTTAACCGACACAAAGTTAAAGACCGAAGGGCTGCGGAAAATTATAGCATCCAACGCGCAGCAGAACAATATAGTACGGCTTCGGACGTTCCTTTTGCCTGCAGAGGCGAATGGTGATTGGAAAGAGTTTGGCCTATTTTTATCCGGTACCGACATGCCGAATAGCGGAACATTATTTAACCGCATTACGCCTCCGGGCGGCGTATCAAAGGTAGCGAACCAAGTGTTATCTGTTGAAGTCAGAGTAACATTTACAGCGGGTTAGGGGGTGATATTTTGAGTTTATATGCATTTAAAGCAGGTACAACCGTATTGGATGAAGCAACGATGAATAGTTTGATTTCTCTGCAACCATTTCAACTTATCTATGAAGGACTTCAGAGTGCCTCAAAAATAGGATCAGGGGTGGTAGAGAATAGTATCGCCGATTATTCTTACTGTACCCGGTTTACGTTGACCGGAAGCACTGAAATAGGCCGTGTGGAGCTGGAGATTGACCGGGACGGTTCCGGATCCGATCTTATAGTGCAGATCAGGAGCGGTATGGACCCGGGCAACGGGGTAAATGGTACCCTGCTCAAGCAGGTGGTCGTGCCGAAGGAATTTCTTCCCGATCCAAAAGCCTACTGGTCCGTACCTATTGGCCTATCCGGGCTGACTTCGGGAGGAACTTACTGGCTGGTGGTGCTTAGGTCCGGGGATGCAACCAACCGCTTGGATTGGATGGGAGAGTCCAGTCAGGATGGCAATTATCCGGCTTATCGGAGGGCAGGAGATACCGGCGCCTGGTCGGCAGCCTACGCCCTGCATTTTCGGGTGTACTCCGGAACGAGCGGCAAGGCGGTGCATGAGATCTACGGAACTAACGGCTATGTGATCATAACCTATTCCGGAGACGTGCCGGTGAAGCAGTATTTTTATATATCCCCTGCGGATGGCTCTGCCGGGGGTATCAGGAACATATTAACATTGTCGTATATCGGCGGAGTATTGACAGGAGGTGCAATGTAATGGGTCTTATAGCGGCTATAATCGGCTGGCTGCAGTACCATTTGGGTTTACGGACGGATGCGGCCAGTGCCAGCGGGAGCCTGCATGCCAAGATAGGGGAATTAAGAAATACGGTTGTGAGTCAAATAGGAGTAGTGTTGGGGACAGTACAAAAACCCAGGACGCTTGCTATTGGGAACTATAGCATCCCTAGCAGCCATGGACAGTATACCGTCCTAAATGTAAGCGGTAAGGGGAAATTAAATGGGTTGCGCCTGTATTCAAGAGTCTCAGGACATAATAGCGGCGATTATCTTAACCTGTCAGTTTATGTTGATGGAGTTTTAGTGGCGAGTCCCCAAGCTTATGAATGGGCGGGGGAATTGTTCCCCAGGGTAGATTTTTTCTGGCCCGTAGCCTGGTACCCATCTTCTGGAAGCCGATTAGGCGGGTGGTCAGCAGCCACAGATGCCGACGCAGCAAACTCCTTTTATTACAATAAGTTTATGGGTTATTTGGGAATCCCTTTTAAAACGTCGTTACAAATAGTTGCTGTTAGAGGGGGTGGAGTAGAGAATTCTACCCTGTATTGGGCTTATGAGTATGAATAGGAGGGTAAGCGTTATGCCATATTTCAAAGTGCCAATCATAAACGGCGAATTAGATGGTATAGATTATTTGTATCTCCACAGTGCCATAGCTACATCTGAAACAGAAGCTTACGTAAAACTCAGAGAGGGTTTTAGGGTACGGCCATCATGGAAGGAAATCACGGAAGAGGAATGGATTGAGCTTGAAAAGTCAGTCCAGGCGGCTCCAATCCTGGTTGAGCCGGTTGAAACCGCCGAAAATAGGTTAGCCCGGCTGGAGGAACAGAACCTAATCCTTATGGACGCCTTGGCGACTACGTTTGAAGAAGTCTTGACTCTCCGGGCAATAGTGGAAGGGGGAACTGCGGAATGATACAGCTATACTTTACCCTGGTACAACAGGGACTCCGAACAATAGATCAGGTCCCGGAGCGGTACCGGGCAGAAGTGCAGATGATGTTAGATGTTGAGATAGATAATTAAAAGGATTGGAGAAATTGACATGATAAACCTTTATATTGCGTTTATGCAGGCAGACGGACGATAGACCGGATACTCGCCAATACCGGGAAGCCGTTAGGATGGACTTAAGAGCCCTGGGATTGGACGAATCCGGATAGCCGCCCGAAGAGGGCGGCTTATTTTTACGGATGGTAAGGGGAGGGGATATGAATGAGCAGGAAAGAGCCGAACATCGGCTGAACGACCATGCCGGCCGGATTCGCTGCACAAATTATAATAGTGCAGGAGTTATGCAAAAAGATGGATAGTTTAATAGCTTGGATAAAAGCCCTCTTAATTGCTTGGTGTACTGGTA